TATGGGTATGGAAATCCCCACGCTAGGAGGAGGTATTGAGGGTTCGGATTTAGGTGGCGATAGAGGTTCAGGTGATACAAGCAGACCTACTGGTGGCTCAAGAGATAATAAGGGTGGTTATTGGACTTCAAGGGAAGATGCTTGGGAATTTAAAGGAGGTGCAGGTACTGAAATGGACAACAAGAGAACTCAATGTGGAGAAGGTTATGTTTATAATAAGGCAACAGGAAGATGTGTGAAAGATAATAGAATGTTATGGGAGTTTAGAGGGGGAGGATTAGTGCGTGGAAAATCGCATGCTCAAGGTGGAGAGAAATTTTCAGTAGGAGGTAGAGTTTCTGAACTAGAAGGAGGAGAAGCTGTGATTAATAAAAGAAGTACAAAGATGTTTAAAGCTCAACTTTCAGCTATAAATCAAGCAGGAGGTGGAGTTAAGTTTGCTGATGGAGGTATAACAAGTAAAATGAAATATGCTGATGGTGGTTTACTAAACAGCCCTGCATTTGCACAGCAAAAATTTAGTGGTGAAGCAAAAGATACTCAAACATCTCAAAGGGTGTATGTGGTTGAAGCTGACATATCAAACAGCCAAAGGTCTGTCAATGTACTAGAGGCTAACGCTACAATTTAAAAGATTAACACATGTTTGTTAGTAAAAAAGTAAAGAAAGACAGGTTAAGTACCTGTAAAAAGTGCGACTTTTACAGAAACTTCTTGATGTTAAGATACCCTAAATGGACTAAAGGATCAAGGTGTGGTAAGTGTAGTTGTTTCTTAGATGCTAAAACAACCCTTACAAAAGAATATTTTGGTGAGTGTCCTTTAGATAAATGGAAAGAATAATAACTAAACAATAATAATATGGATTACAATTCAATAATCAAAAACTACACAGAAGAAAAAAAAGAACTGATAGTTAGTTTGACTAAACTAAATAAAGAAAAAATGCACCAAGATAACGAGTATCACTCTGGAGCATTGAATGAGTTTTTTATTTTATGGGACAGTCATTTTCCAAATGCAAAACAATCAAAAACTTGTACTGGATGTAGAAAGGCTGTGTGTAGTTTCTTCCATAATGTAGCTGATTATATTTCTAGTGAAAGATTAAAAGCTGTTGAAACTGTTAAGGTTGTTAAGAAAAAAGCCAAGAGAGTTAAAAAACACCGAACATTAACAGGAGCTTTATCTCCTACAGGAGTAAGAAAATAATATGGCTAGGAAAAATTCATCAGATATTGTATATCAATACATACAGGTAGCTGAAAAAGAGATTTTGAAAAGGTGGCATGACCCAACTATCATGGATATTTTAAGGCATCTAACTGAAAGAGGTATTATTGACCCTAAAAGGCTTAGAAATTATATGATAATATATGATTTTGATACCATGTTAAGATTTAATGATGGTAGTAGAACTCATACTTTTATGGACTTATCTATAAAGTATGACATCTCTGAACGACAAGCTCAAAGCATAGTTTATAAGGAGAGANTAAAAGATACTGCNACTTATAATATCACCTATTAAAATTTGTTCCAAAAACTTCGTAAGATTGTCATAGTATAAAAATATATTTGCCGTTATGAAAGAAAATTGGTATAATATACAATCAAAAAAATCTACTGATGTAGTAGATATTTACATATTTGACGAGATAGGTGCTTTTGGAATGAATGCCCAAAGCTTTATTGAAGAACTCAAAGAACATAAGAACTCCCCTATCAATTTACATATTAATTGTGTGGGTGGAGATGTTTTTGATGGAATGGCTATCTATAACATTCTAAAGAAAAGAACTGCCACTACTACTGCATATATAGAAGGAATTGCTGCTAGTATGGGTAGTGTTATTGCTTTAGCTGCTGACAGAGTGGTTATGGCTGAGAACTCTTTGTTTATGATTCACAACGCTTGGGGTGGAGCTAACGGAGAGGCTAAGGATATGAAAAAAACAGCAGCTCTTTTAGATAAGATTAGTGATGAGATTGCTGATATATATATGAAAAAAACAAAACTACCTTATGATGAGGTTAAAGATATGATGGATGAAGAAACTTGGTTAAATGCTGATGAGGCTCTTGACTTAGGGTTTGTTGATTCTATCTCGGATGCTATTAAAGTAGCAGCCAAATATGATGTTTCTAAGTTTAAGAATATAACAAGCGAGGAAATCAAACAAAAATTGAATATTAATCTAAAAAGTAAAACAATGACCGAAGAATTAAAAAAATGGTTCAATGGCAAGATTGAGGATATTATCACTAGAGTTAAAAGTGGTAATTCTGATGTTGATGTTGAGGAGTCAGGTACGGAAGTAGAAGTAACTATCGCTGATGAGGCTGAAATTTTAAATAAATTTTCAGATTTAGAAGGTGTAGCTACTAAACTTAGTGGGTCTGTTACTGATTTAGAAGGAGATAAAGAAACTCTGACTGGAGAAGTAGAAAGGCTTACAGCTTTATTAAGTAAAGCAAATGCAAGGGGAACTGAAATCTCTACAGATGGCGACCCTGTAGTAGTAAACACAGAAGTAGAGGATAGTAATAGTGCATTTTGGAATGGACTAGTAGTAAAAATGAACTTATAATAATAATTTAAAAAAATAAAAAAATGGCAAATATAGCAACAGGAATTGCAGGATTAGCGTATAACGGAACTTACGCATCAGGCATTCTATTAGAACCTATGTTCCACTCAGATGATATTATGAGAAATTATACTATCTATCCAAATGTGAAATATAAGCAAAACATAACAATGGCTCCTTCCTTGAGTAGTATTACGGCAGTACACACGGGTTGTGGAGTAACAAACACTTGCGACCCTGCAGGGTTTGCAGTAACTCAGAAACAAATCTATGTTGAAAATGTTTCTGTAAAACAATCTCAATGTTGGGTGGAGTTTAAAGATGAAGTAATTGTAGAGTCTTATAAGAATGGCGTTAATATGCCTGACTTAACAGGAACGCAATTAGCTCAAGTAATTATTGATAGAGTAAGAAATGGTATTCAGTCTGACATGGTAAGAAATATGTGGGCAGGAGATACAGCAGCAGCAGTAATTGCTATTGACTGTACTTACGACTCAATGGGAGATGGACTATGGGTAACATTGTCAGCAGGTGGGGCAATTAATGGAACTCAAATGAATGAAGTGCAAGGGACAGGAGGGGCAGCAGCACCTGAGTATGTTACTGTAGGAGCTACTTTACCTGCAGGAGATGCAATTCTTTTGTTAGAAAGTGTATATAATACTGCGTCAGCAGCATTACAAGCGATACCAGCATCAGAGAAAAGAATGTTTGTTAATCCAAATGTATATAACTCATGGTATAGTTCATTGACTCAAGTTGCTTCGGCAGGTTCAGTTGATTATGGGCATTCAGAAGCTCAAGCAGGAAAACAAAGACTATACTTTAGAGGCATAGAGTTAATTCCTATGTACGAGTGGGACACAGCTTTAACAACTTTAGCAGGAGCAACTTTCCCTGCATTATTTACAGCAGCAGGAGCAGCGATTGATGCAACTGCAGGATGTATCTATACAGCTAAAGCTAATTTATTTATTGGAACTGATGTATCAAGTCCAGATAATGAGCTTAAGATGTTTTATGATGAGGTTAGTGAGAACATGTATATTAGAGCAGGATTCACTATGGGCTTCCAGTACGGATGGAACTCTTTAGTTAATGGTGCTGTACTAGTAGATTAATAATAACTTTAAAAAATAAAATAAAATGGCAATTACAACAGGATTACTAGTAACATGTGCAGATTTAAACTCTATAGGTGGTATTAGACAAATAATTATAACAGATGTGGCGAATATAGTAACTATGGTTCCAACAACATCAAATCCAACGCATACCATAACTTCTCTTTTGACAACTATCCCTTGGGCTAGATTTGAATTTCAGAATGAAACGGCAGGTATGACAGTTACAGGAACAAAAACAAATGGTAGTACGGAGTATATCGTGGATTTAACTTTCTTTGTACCTTACGCAAATGGTGCAAGGTCTGCTGAAATAGCAGAATTAGAAGGTGGATGTCCAGTAGCTTTAGTTGAATATAGTACAGGGATTATAATGGTGATAGGACTTAGTTATTTATACCAAAGTCAATCAGCAGTAACTCCTTGGCAAAGAAATCAAACTACAGCAGGACTTAAAAGTGTTGAGGGTGGTTCAGGTCTTTTATATTCTGATTTGAATGGATATACAGTTACTATGACTGCAAAACAATATGAGTTACCTTACGAATATACAAGTACGATTACAGTTTTAGCAGGAGATGTAACAGCAGATACGCTTTAGTATTTATAGATTATGGTGGGGGGTTATGAACACTCCCCACTAATATCTTTTTTATATGTGCGATTGTAATAGACTAAATGTATTATCTTCGCCTCAATTTAAAATATATACAGCTATGGCAAAATATGAAGTAAAAAAAGAGTACCAAGGCAGGTCATCTTCTGTGGGGGGTGGTGTGGGTACAGTTATTTGGGATGAAGCTTCTCAAGAACTTTTATCTCATCTTTACGAGGAGAGAGGATTTATAACTATAATTACTAAAGTATCAGATGAGAAAAGCACCAGTAAAAAGAAAGACAGTAAAAACGAAAGCAAAGCAAGCGACAAAGAGTAATACCTTTGAGTTTGGGGTTTTTAACCTAACAGTACCACCTAGTATTACAGAGCCTAAAGACCTTAAGGCTTTAAATTCTGACTGGATTCCTTTCGGAGATGACAACTTATTTCCTCAGTATCTAGCAGAATTAAAAAGAAAATCCTCTACGCATAGAAGTGTATTGGCTCAAAAAACTGTGTTTACAAGTGGAGCAAAATTCGTTTGTGAAACTGATGCATTACGAGAATTTATTGAAGATGTAAATGCAGATAAAGAATCTTTAAGAGATGTCTTTAAAAAACTAGCAGACGATTACTACACTTTTGGTAATGCATATATGGAATGTGTTATATATGATGGTGGAGTTAATCTGTATCATTTAGATGCTACAACAGTAAGAATGTCAAAAACCAAAAAAGAGGTTTATATAAATTCTGATTGGTGTAAGTATTGGAATAACGACAAAAAAATAAAAAGACTACCTATATATCCTAGNGTAGCNCACAATAAGTTTGTAATTCACTTTAAGGATTACGAGCCTACATTCCAATTCTATGGGCTTCCTGATTATGTAGCAGCACTAGAGCATATCTGTGTTGATTACGAGATAGGTAAATGGAATCATACTAAATTTTTAAATGGCTTTCAGCCTTCAGCTATTGTTGAGATTAATGGGGATATGGGAGAGGAAGAAGCTAAGAAATTAGTTAATGAAGCTCAAAAGAAATTTGTAGGAGAAGGGAATAATGGTAAGATATTATTTATAGTAAAGAATGGAGATACTTCTCCTGCAAACGTGAGTATAATTAAAGATGACCAAGAAGGAAGTTGGCTGGATTTACAACAAATAACTGACCAAAATATTATAACTGCTAATAGATGGCAACCATCATTATCAGGAATTGTTAGTTCAGGGAAAATGAATAATACAGGAAGTGAGATAAGGATTGCTTACGACTTAGTAATGACTACTGTTATTAGAGATACTTCTGAATTAATACTAAATGGAATAAGAACGGTTCTTTATAATGAGATGAATTTTGATCCTAAAGATTTAAAGATACATTATGAGCCACCAATCTCT